ATGGGCAGGATGATCTACAACAGCTCGTACACCGTGGACTTCGAGGACCGCCTGCTCGCGCACCTGCAGATCGTGATCGCGACGAAGCTGCGCCGCGGCGAGTCGTTCATGTTCTCCTGGAAGGACGACCGCGACGTCGGGAACGGTCGGACCGCGATCTGGCTCGACCGGACCGTGCCCCTCGTCATCCGCTACTCGGGCAGTCGCCCGCCGACCATCAACCGCGAGTGGGTCGAGGCGTTGGCCCAGGCAGCCGGGTCACCCGGCGGACTGCGCATCGTCCCCGAGCCCTCGGAAGGGACCCCGGCATGATCCGGACCATCGTCATCTACGACGGGATCGAGTACACGATCTCGAAGGAGGGGCCCGACGCGGTGCGGGAGCGGATCCGGACGGCCCTGGCGTCCGACGGCCTCATGTGGCTCGAGGTGAACCGTGGCGACGGCCGGCCGACCCCGGCCGTGCTGCTCGTGTCCCGGAGTTCGACCATCGCACTCGTCGCCGACCGTGATGCATCGGACGACGGCGATCCGGTGCGGTACCGGCTCGAGGAGGACGAGCACCTGCTCGGCACGGTGGACGACGTCGGGTCGGGTCACGTGGAGGGGATGACGGGAATCGAACCCGCGTAGCCAGTTTGGAAGCCTGATTTCGGGCTCCCAGCCCTCCGTGCCACTCCGCCTCTGACCGGCTTGTTTCTGGAAACGAGCGACCGGAGGCCTGTTCTCACGCTAGCGGATCTTGGGCACGCCTGGGCACGAACTGGGCACGATGGACTGCGGATGTCGGTGGTTGGTGCGACGATGCAGGCTCCTTCGATTGGAGCGTAAGTTGAAGCAGGCAGTGAACTTCACGCTGGGTTTGATCGTGGTGCTGATCGTCCTGGCTGTCGCTGTGTTCCTCGGCTGGCACATCTGGGCCTGGTTCCTCGGGCTGCCCAGCAAGACGATGACGGCCATCGCCGCGCTGGTCGGCGTGGTCTCGGTGCCGATCATCACCTACTTCACGACCCGCAGGCTGGAGAAGCAGCGCGCTCGCGAGGAAGCGGTACGTAAGCAGAAGACGGACTTCTACGACAAGACCATCTCGGGGCTCATTGGGATGTTCAACCTTGGCAGGCCGAACGAACCAGCGGACCAGGCCAAGATGTCGGAACTGTTCGTTGCGCTTCCTGCCCCGATGCTGACCTTCGCCTCTCGTGGTGTCATCCGCTCTTGGAACGATCTCAAGGGCTCGGCTTCCCGCGATTCGAACGACACCAAGGCGATGATCCTCGCGTTCGAAGGACTGCTCAAGGCCATGCGGAAGGATCTGGGCCACCCAACCTGGAGTCACCAGCCGGGGGAACTAGTGTCCGTGTTCGTCAACGACGCCGACACCTTTTTTAAGAAACAGTAGTCGCAACACGCGGTGGCAAATGTCGCCGGTAGCGTCCAGGTAATGCTTCAGGTAATGTTCTGGGTAACGTCTGCAAGAAGGGTTACCCATGAACGATCTCAATGAGAAGTCCCGCGAGATCCGTCTCCGGAACGCCGCAAAGCGGCAGGGCCTCGAATTGCAGAAGTCTCGCCGCCGTGACCCCAGGGCCTACGACTTTGGGACCTACCAACTGATTGACCCCGCCACCAACACCATCGCTGCTTACGGACTTCAGGGTGGTTTCGGCTTGACGCTCGACGAGATCGAGGCGACCTTGCAGGAGGACCACGTTTGGGAGCACGAACGCCAGTTCAACGATGTGCTCATGGAGGCCACCGGGAGTGCCTCGGTCCATCTTGAAGGCCGTGAGTGGGCCGGAGAGGTGAGCGACAGGTTCGTTACAAGCCTCCCCGCTACTCAGCACGAAGCCATGCTGCGAGAAGCGATCAAGCAACTCGCATGGGTTATCAGTTGGCCGGTAGAACAAGAGCGTCGGAGCTGGGAAGCGCACCGGGGCTAGACACCAAGCCACGGGATGCTCGCTCAGGCTACGGCTTGATCCACTGCATGGTCCAGGTCAGGTCAGGCTTGTGCGTCCCGTAGCTCCACACGTTGTCATTGCCGTTGATCTGGAGCACCAGCATCCGCACCACGTCCCCAGCCGCCAGGCGGCGCATCCCGTAGGCGGTGGGACCGGCGTTGAGGACACCGCTCTTCGGACCGGCCCACTCACCCTTGGCGATGGTGTTGTCCGTGTCGGGGCTGGCGGTGTTCTGGGTCAACTGGACGCCCACCTGGGAGTAGTCGTCACCCGTGAACTCGACGTGAGCGGAGCAGGCGTACAGGCCGGAGCGGGCGATGGTGAGGAGGCCACCCGACCACGACGTGAAGCCGTGGTTCTCCTCCAGCGTGAACGACCCCGACGCGACGACGCTCCACGTACCAGAGCCGACGTTCTGAGCCGCACCCCGGTAGGCGCTGAACACGGGTGGGTTGAGCGCGGCTGCCTCCAGTGCGTCCAGCCGGTCACGGTCCCCGGCAATCTCGTCCTGAACGATGTTGAACTTGTCACTGGTCTCGTTGACCGGCTCGTTCTCGTCCCAGGTAGGGAGTCCTGCCGCTCCAGCGGCGTCACCGTTAGCCATCGTGCTGCTCCTAGTTCGCGTAGGCCGCGTACGTCGAGGAGACGGACGCGTAGGTCTGGTTGGTGGCGGCGTGGCCGTACGAGCCCGCGGGGTATGCGATGAGCCCACGGGTGCTCACGGTCATCTCGTTCGTCGAGAGGTCCCAGGAGATGCCGGAGATCCATCCGGCCTGCTGGTCGCTGTTCGGCAGGGTGACGCTCACCGGCATCGATGGCGTGGCCGACAGTTCCTGCCGGGCGGTGAGGTTCAGCGAGTGCCCCCGGCCGCTGTTCCGGGTCACCATGTACTGCGCCGCTCCGGGCCCGGGATAGGCCCGCTGGAGCGTCAGCCGGAGCGTGTTGGTCACTGTGACGCCGGGCAGAGCGTAGGCGTCGTAGGCGGTCTCCGCGTTCCCCGCGGCGTTGGTCCAGCTGTAGGTGACTACCGCCGCCTCGAAGAACAGCGGCGTTCCATCGATGGCGGTGGCTGTCGAGTCGATGGCATCGGAGGCCGCGTAGAGGTTGTAGCCGGTCGCGATGCGGAGCAGGCCAGGCACCTGGAAGGTGCCGTCCGCCAGCCACCAACGGCGCTGCTCGTCGCAGTACAGCCGGAGCCCGACCGCGGTGAGGATCGACTCCAGGTAGTCCGAGGCGGAGTCGCCAGGGGACCAGGTGAGGGACTCAGGTGGGCGGTCGAACACCGGGACGCGGGTCGAGGGCGAGGCTCCGTTCGTGCCCTGCCAGGCGTACTCGTAGAGGTTGGTGTCGGCGGTGTCACCGTCGAAGTACTGGAGCGGTGTCCCGTCCGTCTCCAGGCCGGTGCCGTCCGTCATGAGGACCTGGTCCCAGTACGTGATGGTGGAGCCGCTCGTGCCCCCGTTGTAGAGCCGGATGCTCAGCGTGGTGGTGTTGATCGGCAGGGTGAAGGTGACCGAGAGGCGCGTGTCCCCGGCGCTGTTCGGAGCCTGCGCACTCTGCGTGAGCACCGCTCCGTTCGCCACGACGACGATGCTGCGCGGCCGGGATCCGGCAGCACTGCTGTTCTGCGGTGTCGGCAGGTGATGCCACGCGGAGATCGTGTACTGGTTCCCTGCGGTGAAGTTTGTGACCGCCGCTGAGGCGTACGAGTCGCCGGAGGACGTGCTGTTCGGACCGATGCTCAGGCTGTGCGTGCCGGACCGGGCCCAGACGGTGGACTGGGTCAGGTTCGCGTTTCCGCCCGCCCAGCCGCTCGTCGTGGAGTCCTCGAAGTTGCCGTTCGTGACGTAGTTGGTCAGCGCGGTGAGAGTGGTGAAGTCGGCGTCCGCGGATCCCGGCTGGAGCGTCGCGCCGTTGACCCGGGTCAGGACGTTCTGGACGACCTGCCGGACGCTGTGCTGAGACGCCACGTTCGTGGTGTCGGTGGTGTTCTGGACGAGCGAGTAGTTCAGGAGGTCCTGATCATCCGACACGGCCTGGAGCGTCACGGACTTGGCGTCGTGATCAACCGAGCGCGCGATCACAAGCAGATCGAAGGACCGCTCAGTGAGGGTCTGGGTGCGTTCGTTGAAGTCGGAGAGGGTGAGCGTGATCCGCGGGCCGGTGCGGGGATCCATGAGAGCGATCGTGGCCATGTCGGGAATCGCCACCTCCACGGTCGCCGTCGCGTACGGCTGCGTGGTCTCGTTGAGGGACACTGACCCCGAGATGACATCGAGCCAGGGCTGATCGCCCGTCGTGGGGACCAGCGTGACGCTGGCGGAGCGGCGGAACGTCGCCATCAGCTCAGCTCCTGCCAGTCCACCGACACGGTCCATACGGTGCGGCTGTCGTCCTGGGCCCGAGTGAGCGTGCCGCTGAGCGCGTGCACCATCCCAGTGATGCTCGGCCGGTCGGAGTCGGCGTAGGTAAGGACCTCCCGCCCGGTGTAGAGGCTCTCCAGCGCGACGGCATCGTCCTCGTCGTCGAACAGGAACGTGAACGTGCCCGAGCGGAGCCCCGCCCCGATGAGAGTCGCGTCGATGGCCGTGGCGGTCCCGATGATGTTGTGGAACACGTTCTGGGACTGCCGGGAGATCGTGTACCCGAGCACGTCAAGGGGCATGACCGTCGTCGTGCCGTTGCTGATCGAGATGGACATCAGTACACCCGCTTCCCATTGATGCTCAGCGAGCCCTCGACCGGGACCGTGATGACCTTGTTTTGGTAGCTCGCGATGGCGCGGTCCAGGGCGTAGGTGTTCGAGCGGAAGTTGAGGGTCGGGCCGTTGACCGAGCGGCGTCCCATCTCCTGGATTCGGTTTTCCACCTGGTTGGTGTCCACCTGGGACTGGAAGGTCGGTCCGTTGGGCCTCTGGCTCTTGAGGTTGTCCAACTTCCGGTCCGCCTTGGACGAGTCCACGTCCGGCGTCACGACCGGCTGCTTGCCCGCCTTGACCGCTGACGAGAACTTGGTCTCTGACGCCTGTCCGGCCGCGTTCCAGGAGTTGAGGAGCGCCTGGTACTGCGGGTTCGACGGCCCCAACTTCACGGCCTGAGCGAGGAGCGGAGCCGCCTGCTGCCCCAGGGACTCCACGTAGTCCAGTCCAGCCTGGGTCAGCCCCGGCGCGACAGAGGACAGGTTGGCTGCCTCGCTGATGATGCTCTGGGTCGTGGAGTTCAGGTTCTTGACGTACTTGGCGAGGTTCGTGACCCCGTTCTTGGTGAAGTCGTCGGTGTCCTCTCCGGCCGCCTGGAGAGCCCCGTGCAGGGAGTCGGAGAACCCCTGGGTGGCGTCGGCGGCGTCCTTCACCGCCTGCTTCTGGGCCTGCTCCGCCGCCGTCAGTTGATTGGTCTTGCCCGCGGACTCCTCCTGAGCCGAGGCATTCAGCTTGGTGTTCTTGGTGGCCTTGTCGAGGGCATCGGCGTGCTCCTTCTCAGCCGAGAGGAGCTTCTTGGCCGAGTCAAGTTCGGACTGGTCCTTGACCATCCGCCCCTGCTGCGCAGCGGTCAGTCCCTTCTCCGCGGCGGCCTTGGAGTTGATCGACCTGGCAGCCCCGCCGTCCGTCTCGATCTGGCTCTTCATGGTCTGCACGTAGTCGCGCGTCGCCTTGATTTGAGCGTCGATGGCGGGCTTGCTCGTGTCCGCCATGGCGCGGTAGAAGGCGGACTGAGACTGCCCCGTCAGCTCCGTTGCCTTGCGGATCTCCGCCTGGCTGATCCCGAGGTCGGTGGAGCCGTCGAGGATCGCCTTGAGGGCAGCGTTGTACTGAGAGGCCGTGCTCTTGGTCTTGTCGCCGGAGTCGATGAACTGGTCCGTGAGGGACTTCACCGAGTCCTTCAACTTCGAGGCGTCGTCGGTGTCGTCCTCCATGCTGGAGCCGACCGCGGCGAGCGCCACACCCAGGAGCGTGATCGGGACAGCGAGGGGACCGAGTTCCGGACCCAGGAACGCGGCGAACATACCGACCTGCGAGATGAGACCGGAGGGGCCAGTGAAGGCCTCACCGACCGTGCCAGCAGAGAAGCCGAGGTTCATCAGTGCGGCCTCGCCAACCTTGGATCCCTCCTCGGTCCGCTCACCCATCTCCTCGGCAGCCTTGCCGGTCTCCTTGAACACGGAGGACGAGCCGCCGCCGCTACCGGAGTTGACCTTGGACAGGGACTTGTCCACGCCGTCGATCTGCTTGGACAGGTCCCGGGTCTGCGCCTGAGCCTCCTTGAGTCGGTCGATGAGCGCGTCCGGAGCCTCACCGCCCTCCGCCTTGAACTTCTCCAGCGCCTCGATGGTCTGCTGGAGGGCATCGGGCATCTCCTTCACCTGGGAGACGAACTTGCGGGTGTCGGCCCCGATCGAGATGTTGATCCCGTTGGCCATCAGTCGGCCTTCCCTTCTAGGGCATCGTGGATGGTGCGCAGGACGGTCTGGACCCAGAGCGAGGCGTAGCGCGGGATCTCCGCCTTGGCCTCAGGCCAGACCACGCGACCGTTGCGGAACGGGGTCTTGAACTGCCGCGCGGTGTGCCGGGTGACGCGGGCTCGGGATCCCTTGCGGGTGCGGCGGAAGTACGTGGCCTCCTGCTCCCGGTTGGCCCCGAACTCGACAGCGCCGAAGTCCACGCGCGGGTCGAAACCGCCCCGCCACGGCCCACCCTTGACGGTGGCGCTGGTGAGAGAGACGTTCTGGTTTGAGACCTTCACCCGGCTGGTGTCCACCAGGGCCTTGGTCTCGACCAGCGAGTGGGCTCGCTCGGCCAGGCCCTTCCGCCACTCCGGAGCCATTTCAGCCTGCGTGTACTGCCGGATCGCCTTGGCGACGTTGGAGTCCACCACCTGGAGGGCGGTGACGACCTTCTTGAGATCCTCACTGCCCTCCACACTGATGGAGACTCCGGCCATGGGTCAGGAGCCGGTCGTGGCGCTGAACGTCGGCGTGCCGGTGACCCCGAGCGAGACGGTGGAGGTGGCCACGGCCCCGATGGCCCCACCGACCGGACCCGACTGGCACGTCACCGTCGCGGTGATGGTCGGCCCACCCTGGTTCGGGATGAAGGTCATAGAGACCTGCTTTCCCTGGTTGTTGAACAGGTAGTTCGACAGCGAGTTCGCCGTCGTCCAGTCCTGCGCAAAGGTCAGGTCGGCGGTCCAGTCCGCGTTCGTCTGGAAGTTGTACGTGGCGGACGGCGTGCCGCCCTTGAACGTCACGGTGTCGGTCTTCGGTGTGAAGGCGACCGAGGAGATGGCGGTCTCGTAGTTCGAGCCCGCGACGGTCACGCGCACGTCCTGGAGGAAGGCGGGAGCGGCGAGGATGGCGGCCATGGTTGATCAGTCCTTTGTGGTGATGACGGAGACGGAGAAGGTATAGGCGAAGGCCTCGCGGAAGGTGCCCTTATCGGCGGTGTCCCAGAGGCTGGGGTTGAGGGAGTTGAGGATGGAAGCGAGGGCCAGGACGTTGCCGTCCAGTTCGTCCTCCGCCTTGATCACGTCGGTGAGCGCCGACGCCAGGACGACCTCGAACGTCGCCAGGTACTGACCGACCGGCGCGCTCGGGTTGTTCTTGATCGAGGTCTGGTTGAGGACGACGGTGGGACCGCTTAGCACGTCGGGAACGTCGTTCGCGGAGTAGAGCCGCCACCCCTTGGGCAGAGCGGGCTTGAGGGCGTCCGTGAGCGCCTTGCGTGGGCTAGAGGACATGCCAGGGCCTCCGCTCCGGAACGATGCCGACAGCGGGCATTCCGCGCCGTGGACGGAGCATCTGCTGGACCATCCAGTCGAGCGGGAACGGCGTGATGACGAACGAGCCGTCACCGATCTGCCCGTTAGAGGGATCCGCCTTGGACGAGTTCCAGATGTTCCGCGCCTGCATCAACTGGGCCTGGCGGAAGTTCATCGGCACCACAGCCCCGGCCTCGAGAACGGGTGCGTAGGCCAGGACCTGTTCCTTGGCCAGGGCCAGGACCGTGTACAGCCGGAGATCCTCCGGAGCCCCAGGCCACTCGTCACGAGCGCTGTCGATGCTGTGCCAGCCGTCTGCCGCCTCGACGATGACCGGGACGCCGGGCAGTGTGACTGTCCCGTGACCCACGAGTCGCGGCACCAGGCGGTAGACGCCAGGCGTCTCGAAGGAGCCCACCGGGATCGACAGGACGATGGACTCCTCATCGATGGCCAGACCAGTCCAGGACGCCACGGTGACGCCTGCCGCGTTGCGGAGTGTGGCGTCGGCGGACGTGTACAGCTCGAAGTCCTGGTCGCCCGTCAGTTCGAGTTCCACGGGCGTGGCAGGGCTGTCGCCGACGTGAAAGGGTCCGAGTGACGTAGTCATGAGATCTGCGCCTCCAGGGTCGGAAGGTTGATCTGGAACGGGCGGGGCTCGACACCCCAGGCCGACACGGAGCCAGAGGCGTCGGTCGAGACGGAAGCCAGGAACTCGGCGGCCTCATCAGCGACTGAGGACGCGCCCTCAGCGACTGCGCCGGCCGATGCGATGAGGAGCGGAGATGTGGACGTGACAGCGCTCGTTCCAGTCCCGGTAGGGCCAGCCCAGCCCACGAGGGACGGAGCGAAGGAGCCGTCAAAGTACTGGTCTGGCGTGAGCGTCGAACCGTCGCCGTACTCGGTGTCCATGGCGTCGGTCCAGGCGAAGGTGGTTCCCGCGGGCCAAGCGGTGGTGCGGGGGTTGATGGCGAGCGAGACGGTGGACGTGCCACTTGGGTAGCCCGTAGGCCCCGTGCTCACCGTGAGCCATGAGGACTGACCGGCAGGCACGCTGACCGTCGTCCCGGTCCAGGTGGTGAGGGCACCACTGGAGGAGTTGCGAGCCGTGACGCTGAGGGACACTGCGAGCGCGGTACTGCTGGTGTTGTAGAACCAGAGGCCGAAGCGGCGGGCGTCCCCGGTGGTGCCGGAGTCGATGGCGTAGGCAGCGTTCGCACCGATGGCGAGAGTGGCAGCGAGGTTCACCGATCCCCGCTTGTTCGTGCTGTCCCATGACGCCGTGCTCTGGACGGCCCAGTTGGAGATGTTGGTCAGGAAGCCGGGGTTGAGGACTCGGTTGGTCGAGACTGCCGGGCCGGTGCGCTTGACGGAGACGGAAGCGTTGGCGGTGCCGTTCCAGCCGCAGGCGGTACCCGAGACAGCCGTGCCGTCGAAATAGGTGCCGACCGTGGCGGACGGCTCGAACAGCCACGCCGTGAAGTCCAAGAACGCACCAGCGGGCATGACGCTGGCGTTGCCTCCCGTCGTCACGTAGATGCACGCGGTGGCGCGGACGGCACCGGCAGGAGCCGCCGCGGTCACGCTGACGCGGTTCCAGGAGTAATTGGCGGGCTGGTCGAAGGCAGGGCCGCTGGAGACTCCCAAGCCGTTGTTGCTGGCGTCGTACCACTCGATGCGGGCGTAGAGGCGCTGAGACTGGCTGGAGCGGACGTAGCCGCTGAACGTGTAGGTGGTCCCTGGGGCGGTGACTGCGCCGACGCCCTGGTAGATGCCGCCACCGGCAGTGGTCTCGGCTGCGGACCACTTGTAGCGGATGAAGCCCTTGGCCCCTGCCGGTTCGGTGCCGTCGCCAGTGACTGCTGCGGCTGCGGTTCCGTTGCCCGGGTTGCCGCCCCAGGACGTGGTGCTGCCCGTACCGCTTGCCGGGGCTGGATTCTTCAAGAGGTTGGAGCGAGCGACGGCACCGTTGACACGCTGAACTGAGGGCGACGCGTTAGCGGTCCCTGTCCAGTAGTACTCAACGGTGTCAGTCATCAGGACTCCGAGAAGGTGACGCTCAGCGTGTAGCGACCACCGGTCGCGAAAGCCTGAGCAATGACGCTCCAGCCGTCCACGTAGGAGCCGCCCGTGGCAGCGGTGAAGACGCCAGCGCCCTGGACAGTGACCCCGGCCGGGACATCGAACGTCGCGGTGGCGTTGATGACACCGCCGACCGAGGACGACCAGACGAGCGGCTTCCGGGCGTAGGTGCCGCCCGTGACCTCGGTGCCAGGGGTCGCGCCGGGCACGGTCGTAAACAGCGCGCCGAAGGCGGCCGTGGCGGCGTACGCAGCAGCCAGTGCGTCCTTCGCGGCACTCGTGGCGAGAGCCATGACGACCTCCTGAGGTCAGGGCCAGGGGCCGAGGTCTCTCCTCCTCGGCCCCTGGGGCATGGAGGATCAGGCCGAGTACGGCGTGACCTTGACGAGGGCCTCGGCGTGGGTGACGAGCGCACCCGCGTACCCGAAGACGGCGATGTCCGTCCCGCCCTGGGCGATGTTCGGCGCGCTCACACGGATCGGAGCCGCACCAGGCAGTTCGTAGATGGTGGCGGCGATGCTGGAGCCGACGAGCGCGGAGCCGTCCTCGACGAGGAGCGAGGGCCGGATCTTGAACCCGGAGAGGTCGCCCTCGGTGAGGTTCAGCGCGGCGTTGAGGTATCCGAGCACGTCCTGCTGCGGGGTCTTCAACATCTCCTTGTAATCGTCGAAGTCCACGATGGCGAACGACGGCAGTGTCCCCGTGGAGGCGACTGCCACAGCGCCGTCGATGATCTTGGACAGCGCGGCTCCGATGCTGAGGCCCGAGGGGTTGTCCGCCTCGACCGCGGTGGCCGCCGCGACGACGGCCGGGCCCACGATGCTCTGGTCCTTCCAGACCTCGTAGGAGCGAGCCAGCTGCGTGAAGAGGTCGTCGAAGAAGCCCTCGAACCCGGGGAAGTCCACGTACTCGCGCGCCACGTCCACACCACCGGCGAAGCGGCTGGCGTTGCCGGAGACCGGCTCGACCGCGATGTTGCCGGTCGGGATCGCGGTCTTGTTGCCCTGCCACGCCCCACCGGCCAGGGCCGTCTTGTAGCGCCAACCCTTCATCTGGAGGGCGGTGAGTCCCGCGGGAGCGCCGAACAGGTCGGTGTAGGTGGGCTTGTACGGCTTGGTGGCCTCCGAGTAGAGCTCCCCGAGCCACTGCGGGACGCCCATCGTCGTGGCCGGGCCCTTGCCGTCCGTGCCGTCGTAGACAATGTCGTTCAGCGCGCCGAACAGCGTGGCAGCGTTGTCGGGCATGTGCCCGATCTCCGAGGCCAGGAGCGTGAGGGCGTCCTGCGTGGCGCGGCCGTTCTTCGCCGCGTTGAGCAGGCCGAGGACCTGGCTCTTGCGCAGCGGCTGCTTCTCGGCCGGGGCCGAAGCGGTGAGGGTGTTCGGGATGCCCACGGTGTCCTCCTGAGGGTTGGGCTTGGTGTCCGCCGCGGGCTTCGCGTCGGTGGTCTGGGTGGCGTCGGCGATCGACGCCAGGAGCGCGGCCTTGGGGTCCTTGCCGAGGTCCCGCAGCGTGTCGGCGAGGTGGCTGAGGTCGCCCTTGTCCTCGGGCAGGTCGCCCACGTCGGAGGCCATCAGCGCGGCGCTCGGGAACGCCCCCTTGGCCACGAACGCGGCCCCGAACAGGGATCCGGCCACGGCCTTTCCGGCGCGGAGAACGATGCCCTTGACCTCGGCGCTGAGGTTGGTGCGGCGCCCTTCGCTGATGTCTAGGAGGAGCGCGTCACCCTCGTCGGTGTCCGCGATGGAGAACGTGGCGACGATCCCGGCGTCGGTGTCGGTGAGGGACTCGGCGCGGCCGACCGGGGACTCACGGTCGTGGTCGGTGTTCGCGCCGACGACGCTGGCGTCCCGAGGGATGCGGACAGCACCCTTCTCGATGCTGAACTTGCCGAGGTTGGTGTTGCCGACCTCCCCGTAGGGAAGGAGCAGGCCGGAGACCTTGCGGTCATTGAGCGAGGCCTGGAGAGTCCCGGCCTCGATGAGGGCTTCGGTCACGATGCGCTCCCGTTGGTGATGAAGTCGAACAGGTCCCCGGCGAACTCGACCCACTGCTCCGGCATGGCTGCGGAAGCCGTGACGGCGGCCACGCACAGGGCGCGGAGTTCGGTGTCGGTCGGGGGTGTGGAAGTGGTGAGGGTCACGTCAGCGGGCATCGGTGCCTCCTGTGGTCGGGATCGGCGCGGGGCTCGGGACGGGATCGGCGGAGGGGACCGGCGTGGTGTCCGGTTTCTGGAAACGAACCTCGGTGCCACGCGGGACCACATCGTCCCGGCTGAGGCGCTGCTCGATGGGCAGCGTCCACATCGGCAGACTCGTTTCGTAGAACTCGGTCCGCTGGTCGTCGTTGGTGACGTACGTGAGCGTCCCCTGGTTGACGGTGCCGTCGAGCATCACCGCGGACAGGCCGAGGAACCCCGCGATGTCGATTCGGTTCGCGTTCCGCGCGTTCTCGAACATGTCGGTGGAGACCTGCCCGTGCTCGACGAGTTCCATCCCGTTCGGCGTCACGCCCACGGCAGGCTGCCCCGCCTTGTGGATCTGCGCCCACGACTTGCGGTACTGCTCGATCTCGGGGTCTGTCGGGTCGTACTTGGGGTCGGTGATCTTGAGTTCAAGCGTCGGCACGCTCGTGGCCGCACGAGCAGCCACGGTCTCCTCGATGTCGATCGCGCGACGCAGCGTGCGAGAGGCGATGTTCAGCAGCCCCTCGAATCCCGCGTTGAAGAGGATGAACTGCTCGTCCGCCAGGACGGTGCCGTTGACCGAGATGGCTCCATCGGTGAGTTGCCACTGGCTGGTCGGGACCCACTCGGCGTCCGTGATCTGACCGCCCGCCCCGCGCACGACGACCCACAGGGAGTAGCCCCAGAAGATCAAGTCGTCGATGGTCCACCAGAGCCGCTCAGCGGGCGTCACCGCGCCGTCCGTCCTGTAGAGGAAGGTCGGGGTGCTGGCCTCGGTGCTCGTGCCCGCCTGGTAGGCGAGGAGCGGCATCTTGCTGACCATCGTGCAGATCAGGTTCCGGGCCTTGCTCACCACGGGGATGGAGATGGCGTCGGCACGGGTCATCGGCAGCGTGGGCAGGCCGACGATGTCGCTCCAGACGATCTGGGGGAGTTGCGTCGTGGCCCACGGCGACACGGCAGGCAGGTTCGGCGTGAGCAAGTTCTCGACCTGCTCCTTGCCGAGTCCGAGCCGGTCGAGGAGTCCCATACCTAGACTATCGACCGGAGCAATCACCGCCTCACGCGGCCCAGTTTGTCGGCTTCCCGAGGCTCTTGCGAGGGTTCTCGTCGTACCAGCGGAGCGCCATCGAACCGGCCTCCAGTGGCGTGATGGGGCCACCAGCCGGGCCCAGGGCCCAGGAGTTCGTCTGACCGAATCTGCGGCGCACCAGGACGCTCGCAGCGGCGTTCATGTCGGGCTGGTCGAAGTGCACGAAGTTGCCCGTCTCGATTTCCTTGATGAGGAGCGCGGAGGCGGCCGGGATGTCGGACCGGCGCTGCGGAGCCAGCCGCGGGGATCCCGCACGCTGCGAGAGGTTCAGCGTCTCCGCGAGGACAGCCCCGATGGTGTCGTGCACGACGGTGGCGCGGTGCTTCCGAGCGATGTCGTACACGGTCTGAGCGAGCCAGGCGACCCCGGGCCGGTGCTCCAGCAGCGCCAGGACGGCCCTGCCCTGTTCGTCCCGCCACGCGGCCGTGATGGACGCAAACGCCTGCTCCGGGTTCACGGCGATCCCGAGGCCGAAGTGTCGGGGAAGTTCCGGACGCTGGCCATCGTGCGCGAGGGACGCCCACTGGTCCTGATCGATGAGGTTCGACGTGTCGCCCTGGAGCCCGAAAATGCCCAGGTACTCACGGCCGAAGTCCTCCGGACCGAGGAGCGAGAAGTTGTTCTGGACCTGCGCGAGGTTCGTCAGTCCGGCGAGGCCGGGATGGATGTCCACCACGACCGGCGCGACCTTCTCCCAGTCCGCCAGGTCCTCCTCGTCCATGTCATCAGTCGAGTAGTCAAGGATCCCGATCTCGCCCCTGCGGCCCCGCTGGAGCCACGACCACAGGAGGTTGGCACCCCGGTAGCGACCGGCCGTCCCCGCCACCACCAGTTGCCCTCCAGGCCGCGTATCGATGGTCGGAGCCGCGGCGCTGATCACATCGCTGACCTTCTCCGGCTCCGGCTCTCCCGCCTCGTCGAGGACCACCAGGTCGAAGGCCTCACCGCGGAGGTCGTCGCTGGAGGAGATCCACTGCACGAATGAGTCGTTCTCCGGGAACTCCACTCGCTCCTGACCGGCGCTGCGGATGATCTTGAACGGACGGTTCCCCTTCTCCGGGTAGAGCCGCTCCAGTGCGGGGACCACGTCCTTGGCGAACCGTGAGCGTCCCGCCTTGCCGCTGCTGAGGGTGAAGAGGGCCACGCGGTAGTCCTCGGTCGTGCTGGCGCGTCCCAGGGCCTCAGCGACGAGGCTGGTGGTCTTGCTGGAACGTCGGGGCATCAGGATGGCGTTGTGACCGTGGCCCGCTGCGAGCACGTCGGACATCAGCAGCTGCTGAGGCTGGATCATGCGGCCTCGCTGACCCCGAGGACCGGACAGGCGCATCAATTCCGCCCCTGCCAGGAACGCCTGCTGGCCCTGCTCCGTTCCGCCCAGTTCTGACACGAACCGGGGCTTGATCCCGCTGTCCCTGACCTCGTTCCACCACGATCCGTCGTACCCGGACACAAATGGGGTGCTGCCGTGACGGGGGTTCACAGCCAGTTCAAAAGAACGCGCCGCGCTCGCCGACGGAGCAGGAGAAGGAGTAGGCACCGGGCTCACCATCCGAAGAGGCGCTGGTCGGTGGACGTGGATGGTGCACGGTGCTGGCGCTTGGCCTGCTGCTGCAACCGCTGCCCGTCCCGCCTGTTGCACGAGCGGTGCTCGGCACGCAGCGGACCACCACCGCCCTGACTCAGTGGCACGGTGTGACCCACGTCGAAGGGCGTGTCCTTGGTGATAGGTCGGCCGCAGCGAGGGCACGGCACCGGCAGCGTGGCCAGGATGCGCTCGCGCTCCCTCTTGGAGGTGGTGGTCCACTTGGCCTGGCGGTGATAATTACTCACGCGTACTCTCCCGAGCGTGAACCACATTGCTCTCGCGTGGCGACTCTTCTTTGGGGCCAGCCTGATGTTCATCATCGGGGGCCTGATCGAGATGTTCGGCGCGCACACCCCGTCGCTCGGATGGCTCTTCTTCGGTATGGCGGTGGTGATGTTCGTTACTGCATGGCGCATTCGTCGAGACCGCAGCAGGTTCTGACCCTGTCATCGCTTGCCCTCTGCTGGGTGCGGGAACTCGTGACGCTCCCGGATCCACTGATCGATGAGTCGTGCGCTGTCGGCGATGGCCTCGGCCAGCGTGCGCTGGTTCGTTTCTGGATATGAATGAGTAGCCACGGTTTCGTCCTTCCGTCATCTTGACCATCGGCCGCTGCGCGTGCGACTTGATGACGGTCCCGGCGAGCAAGGACGAAGAAGCGAACCGGGACCGTCAGTTTGACTATCGGCCTGGCATGCCAAAGGCCCCAAGTGTGAGGGGCACTCGGGGCCTTCTGACAACACCTACGACAGGAGTTCGTGGATCAGCATACGGGTAATGCGCGATCTTTGCGAGGTGTGGAGGCTTATCTGACAGGGCGTCAATTGCAAGCCTGGTTCTTCAACTCCCTACGTCGCCGGGCAATCGTTGAGGCGGAACAATGCAGCGCCTCCATCTGCTCAGGAATCGAGAGCCCCTCGACGGCCCGAAGCATCTCCACGGTGATGACGGCACCCCGCTTGGACTTCTGACCGCCCTTGCGTCCTGCTGCTGACAGCTTCTCCTTGAATGTCGGGTCCCAGACATCGAGTGCGAAGGCGGCGGCTCGATCGCACTCCCGCTCCAGCTGCGAGACGACCAACCGGTACCGGCGATCCCCAGGTAGGACGGGCTCGTGTGAGTCCCACACCAGCAGATGGCGGCGCTTCGCCTCGACGTAGTCGAACAGCGCTGACGAGAGGTACTCCTGATCGAGACTGCTGTACCGCGCGACGAATGGCACCCGACCGGTTATCGGATCTCGTGATAACCGCATCTGCCGGTTCTCGTTCAGCATCGTCAGAGCCACAGACGACAGATGCGTCCCGACTCGATGAACGTAGGTGGGTGCATTCCGTCTGCTCTTGCGGAGCTGAGCTGGGAAGCGAAGAGCATGCTTCTTCGGGAAGCCAGTCCTGCTCTTGATCTCCTGCGGAGATGGAACGTTATCTGACAGGGGTGCATATGCAACCATGAGAACTCCTGGTGCTGTGTCGTAGGTAAGAGGCTGAGAGCTTCTGATTCAGACCATCGGCCTGGCGTGATCAGACTTCGCGTCAGTTCCTCGGCTTCAACGCGCTCGCTGCTTTCGCCATCTGCTCGGCGTATCGGAAGTCCTGCTCGAACGCTCGGCATGCCTCATCCACGAGCGCGCGCATCTGAGGCGTCAGGAAGCGCTGTGCCTCCCGTCGTTCCACGGCGTCCTTCTCGCGCCGCTGACGGGCCTCTGAGCGCTTTCTGATGCCCTCCGGCGAACGGCCCGCCTTGCCACTCAGGCCTGCCGCTGCTGCGCACTCCCGGGAGCAAGAGCCGTACCTCGCCAACGTCTGGAGCCGGACCACCAACTCGCGTCCGCAGAGGTGGCAGCGGACGAGTATGCCCCACCTCGGCTGCTCGCTCGTGGTCGGCATCTGGACGTGCTCGGGGTCGAGGACGACGAACCCGGGCCCCACGGTCTGACCTGTCACGAACGTCTCTCGCCTCGTCATCAGTTGATGTCGGCGAAGTTGTCGCCTGCGAACAGGTCGAGCTGCTTGCAGTAGTGCAGATCCGGGTCCCACTGCTTCTCGGTTCCGAACCACTCCCAGTCGCAGAAGCGGCAGGACACCTTGTAGATCCCTGTCTTCGGCATGATCACCTCGACGATGAGGCATCGTTCATTGACTTGCATCAGCCCTCCGGGGTCTGGAACGAGTGCGGGTGGTGGATGACCACGTAGATGCACTCAGTCTGGGCCTCTTTGAACGTCTGGCCCTGGTTGTGCAGCAGGGCGAACACCTCACAGTTATGCAGCTGCTCGCCAGCGTCGATCTCGTGCTTGCCGCATCCGGTGAGGGTGAGTGCCACGAGTGTGGCAAGGACGGCGGGGATGATCTTCTTCACGATGGTTCCTAAGTGAGCAGGTCGGACAGCGCGTCGGCGTTGCGCCGGTCGCGCTCGTTGGTCGCGTGCTGGTAGCGGAGCGCAGCCCCGACTGAGGCGTGACCGCCGCGGTGCTGGATCTCTCGGAGCGTCGCGCCGCTTTGAGCGACCGCGGTGAGCGAGACGTGCCGGATGTCATGCACGTGGAAGTTCGGCAGCCCAGCGGCCTCACGTGCCCGCTCCCATGCCTTGCGGAGCCACTGCGAGTTGAGCCGCCCCCGCGGACCCTGGAACATTGGCTGTCTCGGGAGTGCTGGGTGGTCTGAGATGTAGGCCTCCAGCGCGGCGATCGTCGGCGCGGGCAGCGCCACGGTCTTGACTTGGCCGGTCTTCGTGCCTCGCTCTGAGCGTGTCCCGTCCGAGTCCGTCATCTGTCGCTCGACGAGCAGGGTCCCGGCGATGGGGTCGTAGTCGCCACGGTGCAGACCGCAGACCTCACCGATGCGGAGGTGCGCGCCGAAGATGGTCCACAGTGCGGCTCCGAGATCCAGCGGCATGTGCGCTGCTACTGCTTTGAAGTCGTCCACGGTGAAGGTCGGGCGTCGCTTGGCCACGTCCTTTCCGGCGTCCTTGATCTGCACCGGAGTGACCTGGATGAGTTCGTCCTCCACCGCGGTGTTGAAGATCACGCGGAGCAGGTAGTAGGCGTTGCGCCGGTTCACCGGCTGAGCGGCCTTGGACGCCCACCAGCGACGCACGTCGGCACGGGTCACGTCGCCGATGTGCCGGTGCCCGAACGCGGGCAGCAGATGACGGTTGAGCAGGCTCCTCTGGTTCCTCCAGGTGCCGGGGCTCAGCGTCGCTTCCCGCTCCGCGTGGATCTGCTCGGCGTACTCGCGGAACAGAACCTCACCCCTGCGCTCGTCGTGCCAGGTTCCGCGGCCGAGATCCGTCTCCACAGCAGCCACTGCTTGGAACGCCTCAGCCTGCGTTCGGTAGGTGCCGAGGGAGCGGCGCTCGCCTTCGGGCGTCGTGAAGCGGGCTTGCCAGCGCCCCGAGGGAAGTTGTCGTGGGGCCTCAAACCCCATTCGTGGTCGCGTCAT